TAACTCCCTGTTTTGTCAGCACGTTCCGCAATTCCGGACCTCTAAAAACTTCATAACTGCGCGGTTTCTGCGCGCTCGCTCGCCCGCAGGCGGTGCCCCCCTGGGAAGGACCCGCGATCATATGAGACCTGCCTGGCTGAGACGCCAGCTCAGTTCGTGTTCGAAGGTGCGCTCGATGTAGCTGAACATTGCTTCCTCGAAGCGGTCGGCGGTTATCGCGTCGTTAAACATGGAGGCCGGGGAGATCGCGGCCTTGATTGCCACGGGGTAGCGGCCCTTGCCCTTGCGTTTCATCACCATGATGTGACCATTGTCCGCTACCTGGAGGAACGCGCCGGCCAGTCTCGTCTTGCGGCCCTTGATCACCTCGACCTGTACGCCCTGAAATTTCGAGGCCCGCTTGTTCTGGCGACCCACCGTGCGAGTGATCACTCGGTTCCCCGCGTACTGTTTCGCCCCGAAATAAGACAGACTGATTGAAATCCCCTTGATCGTCATCTCAAACGCCTCATAGCTCTGCCCCCGGTTGCTCACCCTCACCCGGATCTTCTTGTCCAGGTCGGCCTTCTTCAGGTTCCACTTCGCCCGGAGCTCCGACGACAGATGAGTCACAGCATAACGGCGGACCCTGGACATCGTCGAACGGATCGCCAGCTTCACGATCTTCTCCATCTCCCCTATCGCGCTATCCAGCGCATCCTGAAAAACATCCACGTCGAACCAGATCAACCCCTCGCGAGCCATCAGCACACCTCCTGTCCGGGATGTCCGGGCTTGTCCGGGGTGGTGTGACCTTGCCCGGACAGTGAAAAACCGTAAAGAACCGGACCTTTAACTAACCCTGTCCGGGTTGTCCGGTGTATTTTTAACTCCCAAGGGGTAAAACAAAAAGACTCACTACCCGCGTGTACACCCGCATACGTATAGGATTTCAAATTACACCGGACATCCCGGACACTCTCCCGCAATCCGGCGCTGGTACCGGCTTTGCGCTGTCCGGGGTAGCTGTTTTTTGCCCGGACATGCCCGGACATCCCGGACAGAACAGGGCCCTTTGCTGCCAAAATTTCAGGCACACTCACTTTTTTTCGCACCTCGGCACGAGGATTGCTGATCAATTCCATGACTCGGGCTCCGCGGGGAAGGGGGCAGGGGAAGGGGAATCGGGCTCGAGCTTCTCGTCAACCAGACGGAAACCCACGTAAGCATTCTTACGCCCCCCTGGGGCGGTCTCATCAGCAACCTTGCCGTCACGTACCTCGATGGACAGATCGCACAGCAGACGGGCAAACTCCTTGCGAAAATACGGCTCGCCCACCGGCATCAGCCCCCAGGCCTTGCAGCGCTTGGCGTACTCCTCAAACGTGCGGTCCTTCGCCGTCTTCGCCTCCGGATCCGCCACCAGGTGCTGCTCGATGTAGTAGAGGATATTGTTGTTCGTCCGCTTGTAGTCGTGCAGACTCGCCTCCATCGTCGCCGACGCCGTGAACCCCTCCGCCCGCAGGTCCACCAGCCCCCGCAGCGCCCAGGCAAAGATCCCCGGCAGCTCCTCCATCAGGCCGTCATAGAGGAAGATGTCCGCCTTCCCCTTCTTGACGAACTGACCCTTCATTTCGATGATCATGATCTTGCGGAAAAAGCCGTCGCTGTTGTCCAACATGCGCGGCAAACGGTTCGTCGAGTAGACCAGCTTGCAGGCCGGGACGAAATCGAACGGCGTCTGGTTCTTGAACGACGCCGATATCGGGTCACCCGAGACGATCGCCTTGATCTCCTGGCTCTGCATCGCCTTGCTTTCGACCTCCGTCGACATGTTCAGCAGCTTGTTCACCAGGCGACTGAGATAAAACTGATCGTCCAGACGCCCCATGGGGATGTGGCTGCAGTTCTCCTCGCCGACCAGCTGGCGCAGCACGTTCATCAGGGTCGACTTGCCGTCGCCTCCCGGGCCGTGCAGCAGCAGCATCTTCTCGTAGCGCGTCTCCCGGGTCAGGCAGTAGCCGAAGAACTTCTGCAGCTCCCGGATCACCTCCGGATCCTGCACCGTCTCCAGCAAAAACCGGATCCACCGCGGACAATCCTGCACAGCCTCAGGGTCGAACGAAACCCCCAGACAGTGCGTCGCGTAAAAAGACTTGGCATGCGCCAACAGCCTCCCCGCGTCCGCACCCTTGCCCAGGTTGAACATCCCGTTCTGCAGACAGATCAGGTCCTCTGCGTCATTCATGCGCCGGCCCACCTGCAGCACCGACAGGTCGCGCACCATGTTGGCCACGTCCGCAGCCCGGGCACTGTTCCCCTCGTCGCCAAGCATCAGCAGCGCCTTACTGCGCAGATACTGCAAATCGTACTGCTCCCAGAAACGCCCCTCCCAGCGGTAGACCAGACCAGTCAGCGGATCAGAGACGATATCCACGTCCTCCATGATCGTCCGGGCCAGCAGCGCCGGGGCGAACTTGCGCCCCTTGAAAAAACGCTCAACCCCCGGATCGCGTTCCGGCTCCTTCGGCGGCTCGATCGTCACCGCACCCGGCAGCAGGTCGACCAGATCGGCCACCCCGAGCCCGAGCCGGACAAACCAGTCCGTCAGATCCTGGCCGTGATTGGCCGGGTAATAGGAGGGAGAATCAACCACCCATAACCTCCGGCCACCGCAACACGCGCACACTCTTCGCGTGCAGCGCAATCGATTCCGCCGCACCGAACGATCCCTTCCAACCCGCCTGGTCCGCGTCGTAGCAGATCACCACATCGCGCCCCGCCATCACCTCGCTGAATTCCTCGCGCCAGGTGCCGCAGCCCGCCGTCTGGGTCGTCGCGTTGATCCCCTGCGACAGCGCACAGATCAGGTCCGGCTCACCCTCCACCAGCCACAACTGGCCCGAGTGCTTCCACTGCGTCGACGGCGGAAACAGGCGCGTGCGGCCGTAGTCGTTCGGACTGCCGCCGCAGGAGCTGCACACCTTCGCCTTGTCGACCTTTTTCCAGGCACCGCCGCAGGCCGTACAGGCGCGGTCGTACCACGAGATCACCTTGAATTGAGCCGCCCCCGGCTGATAGAGCCGGATATTGCACAAGCGCCCCTCGTCATCACGGATCGGGATAGCGATCTTCTTGTTGCGCCCGTCGTCCAGCTCCCGCAGATTCAGACGCTCGATCACCTGAGGCGACCACCCCCGCGAGGCCTTCAGCTCCTGGACCCGCGCCAAAGGGAGGGGCGGGAGGGCGGCAAGAGCCGCCTCATCGATGAACACGTCAGGGGCCGGAGCCACAGGACGGGGGACGGACGGCACGCTCTTAAGCTGCGCCCGTCTCGAACTGCCCGAAGTTCCCCCCACAAACTCCTCCTTGAATCGCTTGAACCCCTCGCCGCGGCTGTCGAGGCCGTTGATCAGACACCACAGGTTGACCAGGTCGCCGCCCGCGCCGCAGCTCTGGCACTTGTACCAGTCACCCGAGGGGACATAGACGAACGAGGCGCTCACCTGGTCGCCATGGATCGGACAAAAGCCGTGCAGCTTCTCGCCGTACATCTTCTCCACTTTAAAGAGCCCCGCCGCGATCTCTCCGCAGCGGTCGGCCCCCAGCTCCTCCAATGCGTAGCCCATCAGAACATCTCCTGCTGAGCGCCATCCGGGGAGGAAAGGAGTGCGGAAAAGGGCGCACGGCCCGTAATAACTCCCGAGCAGCCCACCGGCACCAGCACAATACCTCTCAGGCCGAAGAGCGGCTCAAGATCCGGCACCTGCTCGGCGGCCACAGCCGAAACCGGCCGGCCATCGGCAAATAAAATAAACTCACCCATGAAACAGCGCCCCTTGAGTATTGGCCACCGGCGGGCGGCTCTTGAACATATCGAACGCCTTCTGGTGCGCCGAGACATACCGGGTCAACTCCCGACGGGTCTGATCCAGATCCCCCGAGAGGACCGCCGCGTCCACCGTCTTTTCGCACTCCTTCAGCCAGGCCACCACGTCAGGGCGACACTCCCGCAGCCAGACCAGCGCCTGCTCAGGGTAGAGATCGGCCAGGAGCCGCACCGCCTCTTTGAGCAGCTCGTAAGCCCGCTCCCGATTCGGAATCGGCGCCACCGCCTTAACCGTGCAATGCTTCGCCAGCCCCGGAATCCGCGCCATCAGTCCGTCTGCAGTTGGTGTTCCCATGCCGTCTCCTCCCTGTTGTGCGGTGCCAAAAGCAGATACTCATAACAGCCGGCGATCCGCCGGACCTGCAACACCACGCGACCCACCCGCTTCCCCCGAGGGACGACCTTCTCCCCCTCCCGGTAACGCGGGTAGTTCATCAGGCCCCCGTCTCGTAGTAGCCGCGCACCCGGTTCTTGACCTCGACCCGGGCCATGATCGCCGCAACGTGGTCCGAGCCGTGAAAGGCCTGCAGAATGCGCCAGTAGGTCTCGATAGAGTGATGCAGATCCGCCAGCTCCTCCTCGACATCCGCCGCCGACTTCGAGGGGTTGTCGAGAGCCTCGGAGACCTCCAGAGCCTCGCTCAACACATGTGCGAGCTGGCCCCCCGGCGTATTCTCTCGAGCGAAGCGGACCGGCGGCCAGTTGAAGGCGATCTCCGCCATGGTCAGGATCTCCCTTCGGCAATCTTCAAGAGCACCAGGTAACCCATCAGGTCGCCCACCGTGTCCTCGCCGCAGGCGGCACCGCGCATCAGCCGCGAGATCTTGTCATCAATCCTCACCCGCAACTGCTCCACCGGATCCGCCTGGCTGAACACCCGCACCGGGTTCAGGGCGCTGTCACCATAGGCGGCATTTTTCGCAAGCAGCATCGAGCGCAGCTCAAAGAGGACACAATCCAGGTCAGCAACAAACGTCGAAACCGAAACGACCGACGGCGTCACGTCAGCCACAGCCATCCGCTCCTCGGCACTCATCACAGGCGGCTGCGCCAAGGGCCGGGCCGACGCCTTTGCGGCCCTCTTCTCGGCACTGCGCTCCCGGCTGTAGCACGAGCCGCACAACCCCTTGCCCATGATCGTCTTTTCCTCTTCGCAACCCCGGCAAACGGCGCTCTTTCTGATCTGCTTGCGACCCATACTCACCGACTCCTTTTCCGCTTTGATCTCATGATAAAGACACCGCCCGCACAACCCGCGCGACTGAATCGCCATCTCCCGACCGCACCCCAGGCACTCCGCCCGCTTCTTCTGTTGCCGCACATAGACCGGAGCAACCACCGGCGCCGTTAATGGCGCCACCCGCAATACAGGCAAGGGTTTCAGGCGATCAAAACGATGCCCGTTGATGCATCTGAGCACCTGGAGCCAATTCCCCAGGGAATCGAGCTCCTCGAATTGCTCGGCAAACCGTTCCGAGCAGGTCGGACATTTCACAGCGACAGCCCCAGGTCGGCGATCAGCTCCGTCGCCAGCCACGTCCCCGACCACGGCAGATAGATCGATCTCACCGTCAGCAGACCCTCCGGAGTCACCGTCACCGGCGCCCACAGCGACGCGACTTTGTTGGCCCGAAGGATCTCCTCCGCCCGTTGGATGATCACCCGCGGCGGGAGCGTCGTTTTGATAATCGGTGCATTCATGGCTCGATCCTTTAGATAAAAAACCCCGGGGCACCGTGAAGGGGGAGACGGCCGGCAGAGAGGAGGGCTCCGCACTGCCCCGGGCAACTATTTCAGATCGTCGATCCCGCTCCGCGCCCGATGGATTCGGGACTTAGCGGCCTCGATGTAATAGATCCGCTCCGGCTTGCGCGGCGGGAGGTAGTTGAGCACCTCGACCGCCTCGGACTGCTCGTTGCGCTCACTCATTCCGTCACCGCCCACAAAGGCGCTGACGCCCTGATCTCTTCGCGGACCGCACCGTATCGCTCCGCTTCCTCGATGTCCGAAGACCCCGCCATGCCGTAAATGGCAAAAACGGTCAAAGCCACCAGCGCCGCCAAAACAAGAAATTTCATGATCACCTCCTTGACGAAGTTGCAACCCGCTGTAACGTAGATATCAGGGGCGCTCTGTGCCCTGCGCCCGAACCAGCCACCAGTCAAAACCCGCCTGCTCAAAAGCGTACTCGGCGCAGCACTCGCCGACGGTATGGGTGACCTCGCCCTTGACCCCCTCCTTGCGGCCCTGGATCGCCCGGCAGAGGCTGCACTTGACAATCAAACCGGCTTCCTGCGGTCGACGATCACGACCTCCCCCGGGAGGGGATACCCCGCAGCCAACAGCTGCGACTCGCACGACCGCCGGCGCTCCACAAAGACTTCACGATCATCCGGGAGATTCGCCCGACGCTCCCGCAGGCGCCAGGTCAACACCTCAAGTTCAAGCACCGTCTTATCGAGCATGGCGTACCTCCCGCTTCCGACCGCCGAAGACCGTTTTCATCAGCTCCGGATTGCGCGCGAACGCCGCCAGATCCTCCCGGCGGTGCGCAACCTCCAAGGGTTCCGGCACCGGCCCGCCGCGAAGCAGAGACAGAATCTCCCTGTTCTGCTCGCGGATCTCTTCGATTAAGGCGCGCTCCTCGGTGGTCATGAGCAGTTTTCCTTTATCTTGGATTTCCTTCACTCCCCTGCTATAAAAGCAGTCTCACCAAACCCAAACAGCAGAGGAGCGAAGAATGATTGCACCAAAAGAACGTGTTGCACTTGAACTGACCAAAGCCCTGATGATCGCTAAACCTGAGCTTCTCGACCTTGATCACCTGTCCGACGAGGTCGTTCGGGCCGTCGACAAAGCAGCCAAACTCCTTATGATGATGAACGACGGCCTGGGCGACACCTTCGAAGAGGGTTATTTCGATGCCTGATCTTCTTCTCTGAGCCGCAGTCCAACGAAAGCCGACACCCTTGCGCCTCCGGCATTCAGGCGCTTGCCCTCCACGAACCTGTTACGAAAAATCTCCATTATGCCGCGCCGGAGAGCTTTTTCCGGCGCGGGCACCAGATCGTTTCTTTCACAAAATTCAAGGTAGGCCGCGGAGACTTCCTGCTTGACCACAGCGCCCAAAGGATCTTCGACGATCATCTCGTCAGCAAATTTCAGAACAGAATCATCCCCCTCCAACTCAAAAGTATTGCCGTTCTCATTCAGAAAGCGCAAAAGGTTCTCGACCAAGAAGGTCTTGCCGACCACCTCGGCGCGGTGGGGGTAAAATGCCTGAAGAAACGCCCGGGACGCGACTATCTGCCACGGATACAAAACAACACCAGCCTCCTTCATGTACTGTTCAAACGTCATTGCGCGATCCTCCCCGTTGTTGGTCATGATCAGTCCTCCTCTCTGCGATGAAGGCCGTGGCCCTCGCCCTTCGCAAACAGTCGCGACATAACCCGAGCTAGCGCAGCATCGATCCTTGCCAACGCCACATCGCACACTTGGTTGAGTTCAAAGCAAGAAAGGTCTGCCTTGTGGGCAAGCAGTTGCAGCGCACGAACACCGCCGCCAGCCTGATGTAGATCTTTAAGCGCCGCGATACCACGATCAAGCCCGGGCTGCCGGTTAAAATGCCGTTCCGCACTCCGTCCACTCGCGGCTAAAGACTCCAGACACTCCAAAATATGTCGCAGCATGATCAGTCCTCCGCCCGTCTGTGGTGCCCGTTGCGCTCCACCTTCAACTGTTGCCGGAGGTGAATCTCCAGGTGCTCCTCCTCGCTCAGCGCCCCGCAGCCCTTGAGCCCGCCGAACGCCTCCTCGATATTGCGCTGCACGTCCAGCAGTTGCTCCAGATTGGCGAACAGCACATCCTTAAAGTTCGGGGTGCTGGCCGGGTCGGCATGAGAAAAAGGCCTCTGGAGGATCTTCACCGCCTCGATTCCTTCTTCCATCTCCTCCTGCAACTTCGCCAGGATCGCCGAGGCGTCGGTCTTGATGTTGTTCATGGGCGGGAAGGCCCGGGGGATGATGAGCTGGCAGATGGGATTGTGCATGAGGGCATAGGTGAGGATGGAGCGGTCGTCGAGAGCCTGCGCGATCTTGATAAGGGTGTCGGGGTCAGGACCACCTTTGAGCCGATCATTCTCTATCTGTGAAATTCCGGTCTTCGTCAAGCCAACAGCCTGACCAAGATCCTCACCCCGCATGCCCTTGCTCTTCCTGCTATTTTTTATCTTCTGACCTAATGTCATTTTGTCTACCCGTCCCGTTTTTGTTTACTGTTAAAGAGATGTTAGTAAACAATGGATGGACTGTCAACCTAAAAATACAAGAAAATGTGACCCGATGCGTAAAAAACCACCGAAGGACATGAATCAAGGTCCCGTTTTGCTTGCGGTAATTATATTATTTACTTGTTTGTTTTTTGTGTATTTTTGTTGCAGAATTGACCCATGAAAACGACTAAATCCGACATTGGGCGAAGGATCAGGATAACTAGGGATCGGCTCGATCTTACGGGTGCCGAACTTGGGACCATCCTGAATGTCGGCAAACAGGCTATCTCTAACTACGAAACCGGCCTGGCCTATCCCAGTCCTGACAGCATCGCCAAAATTGCCGAACTGGGTAAAGTGACCATCGACTGGCTCGTCACTGGCAAAGAACCAGTCAATCTGCCACAGACCACCATCAACGAAGTCAGCCCAAGCTATACTTCCGGATTCGACGAAGAAACCGTAGCAACAGTCATGGGTCTGCTCGATCAACTTGAAGACTTTTTCGGGGAGAAACTGCCTGCGCAGAAGAAGGCAAAAATATTCATCAACATCTACGCCGACAAAATCGCAGGCAAACCCATCAGACTCACCGACTTCGGTGATCTCTTGAAAGAGCAGGGATGATGACATGGGGAAACTGATCGACTTCTTCAGGGGCACCAAACCCCAAGCCGAACACGAGAACCCCCTCCTCGACATGCTCAAGGGAGAAGTCGACCGCAAAGCCGCCAGCCAGGTTGAGCAGCACTATCGCCGAGCCTGCCGAACCCTGGTTGCTGCCCTGGTGATTGCACTCCTCGGAACCATGGTGCCGATCACCGCCGCCAACATCTATTTTTCAGTGGCGGCCACCGTGATCACCCTCGCCATGCTCGCGGCCAGGGCAAAGCTCTGCATCCCGAAACAGACCATCGCGGCGCTGATCCTGCTCGCCTGCGCCTCGATCACCACCGGCTGCAGCCCTCTGTGGGCCGACATTGACGGTGACGTTCTGGCCGTATGCCAGCAAACCACCGAAGGCGATTGCAGATCTGGCCTGGCCAAAGGCTGGTCAGTTCTCGGCATCCCTGTCCGTTTCGCAACAATAGGACAGGCCCAACTCAATGGTGGGGTCGAAAAGGTTTTCGGAGTAGAGACAATCAGGGGAGTCGGCCTGATCAGCGTGACCAGGTTGACGGTTTACGGGGGATGATTTTCAGAAAACAGGGGGGGCAAGATATGATGGGAGGGTTTCTACTCGTCTTTAGCGTAATAAGCTGTTTTTTCGGTGTGATCATCTTTGCTGCATCGAAGGGTGCAATTCACGAGATCGAAGCTTTTGTTCTATTTCTTATCTCGGCCGTCCTATTTTCGGCGGCAGCAATACTGATCGGTTTCGAAAATGTCAGAACGAAAAACCTTGAAGTACACATTAAAGAAACCAACCGCCTCCTTTCCGCAATTCTGGACAACCGAGAGAAACCAAACAAGGCCGTCAGTTTATTCGGGGAGGACTGAACATGAAAACCACCCTGCTTACAATCCTGTTCATTACTTTCTCGATTACAGCCATGGCCTCTGATCTCCAAGCGTTAAAATCTGAGATCGATTCTCTTGAAGAAACTTCGGCAAAAATAAAGAATTCTCTTCGCTCGGCCAAAGGTGCCAAGGCTGAGGAACTTTTCAACCAATACTACTTCAGTCAACTCGATATCCTTGATCTCTACCTTGAAGTCGCCGACACGGTCGAAGATAAGGACGAAGCCAGCGACCTGAAAGAAAAAACATATCTCGCAAAAGAACAACTGGACTCTGCATATTTGACCGGGCTTGAAGCAATAAAGCAGAGCACACCACCAGAAGCCAGCGGACTAAGTGTCCGAGAGACACATCGAAACTACGGGTATGTTTATCTAAGTGCAAAAATCGATGTCGACAACCCCGGTGAAGCCAGAAAGATTTTCATTACCGTCAAGGGTTTGGATTCAAGAGGGTATGAACTGGAAAGCGTCCTTTTTTCTGGGCAGGTCGAAGCGGGAGGAAGAATCACCCTGACCGATACCATGATGCTCTCCGAACAACTTGCCGCCGACATCCGCACCTGGAATATTGCCGCAGTAAAGTACTACCGCCAATAAAAAGAATATCGAGAGCCTTTCAGGAGAACCCGCATGGCCATCCGCCCCCACCCCACAAAAGGCCCCGGCTGGTGGTATCTCGACATCGGACACGGCAAAAGCCGGCAGCGCTATCCCTTTGAGGGGAGCCTCGCCGAAGCCCGGGAGATCGAGGCGCAGATCCGCAAGCGCCAGCGCCCCGGGCCAGCGTCGCCCAACCCCCGGATAGACGAGATCGTTGATGACTACCTCGAGCACTACCAGGTCGACCATTTGCCCAACGGCTACGAGCGGCAAAAGTATTCCATCGCCCACATCCGCAGCTATTTCGGCCGCTACAACCTCACCAGCATCGAAGGGAAACTGGTCGACAGCTACAAGCGCCACCGGACCGGGAAAGGCGTCAAACCCTCCACCATCCAGAAGGAACTTGCCGCCCTCAGCGGCCTGCTCAAATGGGCGGCGGATGAAAATATGATTGACATCGCGCCCAAAATAAAGAATTATCCTGCCCGCATGACCCGGGCGCCGCTCCCCAAAGTCCCGACCTTGGACGAAGCCCAGGCGATCATCGCCGAGATCCCCGAACCGTTGCGCGGCATCTTTCAGGTCATGTTGTGGTGCGGCCTGCGCAGCTCCGAGGCCATGCACCTCAAGCATAAAGACGTCATGGTCGGTCAGCGCACCCTGTCGATCCACGGCAAGGGGAGCAAATACCGCATGGTCCCCGTGCCTGACGACGACCTTTGGCAAGCCATCGAAAGACGCCTAAAGGTCACCGAACCGACAAACTGGCTCTGGCCCAACCCGGAGACCAAGAGCCCCTACAAGGATCTGCGAGGGACCCTCGAAACCGCAGCCGCCCGGGCCGGGTACGGACACATCACCCCCCACAAGTTCCGCCACGCCTACGGCGCCGGCCTCATCGAAAGCGGATGCGCCACCCTCCGCGACGTGCAGATCCTCCTCGGACATTCCTCCAGTCAGGTCACCGAGATCTACACCCAACTCTCCGCCGGACGGCTGACGACCGTAACCAACGGCCTGAAGAAAAAATTGACATGATATGTCAATTTTCAGCAAAGGAAAAACACCCCAAGTTACTGAAATCATAAACGCGAGAGTGGCGGAATTGGCAGACGCACTGGACTTAGGAAACAGGGCGTGTGATGATATTGCATAAAAAAACCGGCTATTTAGGCCGGTTTTTTTGTTGGGGGGTTGACAGTTATTGACAGGGGCTAGACCTCGATCGTCAACGACACCCGGTCGATGGTGTTTTCGTCGCCGGGGATGAGGCCGGCGGCGACGATCTGGCCGATGATGCTGCCTGCGAAGGACAGGGTGACGGCGTCGGCGAATTCGAGGTCGGTTTGGTCGAGCATGGCCTCGATGACGTGGCGCCAGGGGCGCGTCGCGTAGCGGGTCAGGTAGTAGTCTCGGAGGCTCTCGGCCATGGCGGAGGTGGTGACGAAGTCGCACTCGAAGAGGTCGGAGCGTTCGCGTTCGCCGTGGATGGCGATGCTGGCGGCATCCGTGGCGGTGCTGATGGCGCGGTAGGCCTCGGGTCCGGAGCGGGCGGTGTAGTCGCGGTCGTAGCGGAGGTTGATGGTGTTGATGATCTCGTCGGCGCTCCCCTTGGCGCGGGCGTGAAGGCTGCGGCCGGTTTCGTCGACGCGGCAGGCGGCGAGGGTCTTGACGGCTGTGAGGGTGTCGGGACGGACGGTGAGGGTGGGGATGCCCGCGAGCATGCGGAAGTAGCTGCGGCACTGCAGGGCCATGCGGGCGAGGATCTGGTCGCCATTGGCCTGTTCGATGAGGGCGCCGTTCATGGCGTAGCCGGTGAGGGTGCCGGCAAGGGTGGTGGCGGTGGTGACGCCGCAGCGGGCAAGGATCACGTCGAGGGCGGCGGCGGGGGCGGAGTCGGGGGCGGTGACGTCGGCGAGGATCTGTCCGCCGATGGCGCTGTCGGCTACGGAGTTGCCCGAGAGAGTGATGCCGGTGGAGACGGTGGAGGTGCTCGGGTCGTACTCGACTTCGAGCCAGGACTCCCAGATCCAGACGCTGCCGAGGGGATACCCCGTGGTGCCGCCGTTTTCGAACTCGATCCAGGTTCCCGAATCGCTGAGCTGCGACCAGCTGCTGATGTCGTACCAGCTGGTGGCAAAGGTGGTTTTTTCGGTGGCGCCGCCGCAACCGGTATAGACGCGGGTGACGCCGCCGACGGTGAGGAGCATGCGCATGCTGGCCGAGTAGGTGGCGTGGCCGGCGGAGCAGACGGCGCGGATGCGAATGGGGGTGCCGCCGAGGGAGGCGGGGGTCTTGCGGTACAGGCGGGTCTTGTTGGCGCTGGCGGCGTTGGTGTTGGACCCCTTGTTGTGGTTGCCGTCGATCAGGAAGTCCTCGGAGAAGGCCCAGGACCCGGTCAACGTCGCGTGGGCTTCGCAGTCGACCTTGGCGGTGAGGTTGCTGGCGGCGTGGAGGTGGGACGGGTCGTCGAGGTCCAGCGGCGGGGCGATCCGGGCGCGGATGGCGGCGGCCTGGGCGGCGGTGACGGTGATGCAGGCTCGGGCGCCGTAGCCGCTGAGCTGACTGCCGGTCTGGCCGGTGTAGCGGGTGCAGAGGTCGGTGACCAGGCGGTCGAGGTCGGAGGCCCTGCAGAGGACGCGGTCGATGGCGGTGACGGCGCGGTCGGAAACGACGAAGACGAAGGGGGTGGCTTTGTATTCGATAACCGCAGCTCCGGCGACGTGAGCAGCGGCTACGGTGCCGCCGTAACCGCGGGTGGCGGTGATGGTCGTGCCGGAGACGCCGGTGACGTAGATCCGCTCGGAGTCGATATCGAACTGCTTGCCGACGGCAAAGCCCCGGGCGTCGGTGACGGCGAGGGTGCCGGAAGAGGCGGCGGCAGCGGACAGGGTGGTGATGACCCCGGCGTCGACGGCGACGGGGGGGAGGCCGGTGACGACGCCGAAGGGGATCGGGATGATCTTACCGATGTCGTCGGGATCGGCGCCGGGGTAGGCCTCGGCGGTGACGACCTCGCCGACGGGGACCCGCAGGCGACTGCCGGCATCCTCGAGGGTGAGTTCGACGCGGGTCGGGTCGGGGAGATCGGCCTCGGTGACGTAAAAAACATTGATCGCCTGGGGCGGGTCGGTGACCGGATCGAGGGAGAGCTCCCAGAGGTAGAGGGTGCAGGGCTCGGACTCAAGGGTGGTATCGAGGGCCAGCGTCTCGGCGTTGGGCGCCGCATTGGCATCGACGAGGAGGGAGAGGCGCAGATCGGCGATGCGGATCTCGTTAAGTGAACCGGAAATCTCCTCGCGGACCTCCCCCCAGGCACTGACCCAGGGGAGGGTGGTGACGCCGCCGTTCCAGGTGGGGATGGTGACGGCCTGATCGCTGAGGTAGTAGTCGACCCCGGCGACGGTGAGTCTGAACAACCACAGGGGGGAGACGCCGGTCTTGCGGGCGAGCGCGGCGGCCATGGCGGTGGGGAAGGTTTTCAAAGGGCCTCCTCGGCGGGGATCTCGACCAGATAACGATTCGGCCCCACCTGCCGGCTGGTGAAGCCGCCGATCAGGCGGACGGTGCGCTCCTCGGCGTCGGCGTCGATCCAGAGGACGGGGACACGGGAGCCCTGGGCGGTGGCGGCAAAAAAGGCGGTGAGGCTGGCGAGCTCGGCGGCACTGACGTACCAGGCGAGGAGATGATCGCGGGTCGTCGGGCCCTTGCGGTAGCTGTAGACGGCGCCGTCGGAGGCATAGGCGAGCGGCGCCCGGGGGCGGGTGCGCCCTTCGCGGCGGAGGCTGCGGGAGAGGAGGGTGACGCTTTCGGCGCCGACGGCCAGAGTCTCGGTACTCATGACAGGACCTCCAACAGCTCGAGGCGCAGGTCAAAGCGGTCGGGGCTCTTTTCGAGGGTGCCGATCTCCCCGACCTGCAGGACGGTGCGGGCCACGCCGTCGACTCCGGCAAAAATAAAGACATCGCTGCCGACGGCGGCCAGAAATGCCTCGAGGGCGGAGAGCTCCGCAGTGCCGATGCCGCGCCAATCGAGGCTGAGGGTGCGAGTGCGCCCGATCAGCGGCGCTGCGGAGCGGACCCCGGCGGCGCTGGAGAGCTGCGCCTGCAAGGGCCGGTCAGCCATGGCGGGGCGCTGGGGGGCGCGGGTGAAGGAGATGCCGCCGGCGGCGGAGTGGAGGACGTAGGGGGGACGCGGAGTGACGGTGGTCAGGGTGTCGAAATTTAAGCTGATCTGCTCGTCGACGGAGAGGGACGTGTCGAACTGGATTTCGACGGCGGCGGCACCGGCGGTGATGACGAGGCTGGTGTCGAAGGGATAGCTGATCGAAGCCGGAACACGCCCAAGGGAGGAGTAGGCCCCGGCAGCAATAGACATGACGTTTGTCCATGCGCCGACATTAAGCTGACTGTACGTGTTGTCTCCAACCCCGATCACCGTACCGTCTGATTTGAGGCCCAGAGAGTGTCTCCACCCGGCGGCGATGGCCGCGATGCCTGTCCATGCGCCGACGTTGCATTGTCCCTGAGCGTTGTCTCCAACAGCAACCGCCGTGCCGTCTGCCTTGAGCCCCACCGTATGCGAGGCCCCTGCAGCGACGGCCGCGATACCGGTCCAAGCGCCGACGTCAAGTTGCCCGCTAAAATTGTATCCGACAGCGACAACCGTGCCGTCGGCTTTAAATCCCACCGTATGATTGCTTCCTGCGGCAATACCTATAATGCTTGTCCATGCGCCGACGTTGCATTGTCCCTGAGCGTTGTCTCCAACAGCAACCGCCGTGCCGTCTGCTTTAAATCCCACCGTGTGCTTGCCGCCGGCTCCTGCGGCAATACCTATAATGCCTGTCCATGCGCCGACGTTGCATTGTCCTTGAGCGTTGTCTCCAACAGCAACCGCCGTGCCGTCTGCTTTAAATCCCACCGTGTGGAGCAACCCGGCGGCGACGCCCGCGATACTGATCCAAGCGCCGACATCGAGCTGCCCGTAGGTGTTGTTGCCGACAGCGACGACTGTGCCGTCGGCCTTGAGCCCTACAGAGTGTCTATCTCCAGCGGCGACGGCCGCAATGTCGGTCCAGGCGCCGACATTGATCTGACCGTAGGCATTATTGCTGACGGCAACAATAATCATCAGAGACTCGCCAGCGCCGTCACCGACACATTGCAGGCCGTGTAGCTGCCCACCGTGACGCTGCCGTCATTGGCGACGGTCGGGCGCAGATAAATGGTGACGACCTGGTCGGCGCTGGTGGCGTCCATATCGGCGGGGGAAACGGTCTCGAGCCAGGTGGCGTTGTCGAGGCTCACCTGCCAGTTGATGCCCGTCTCCTCGGCGGCGGGGGTGACGGCAATGTCGGTGTAGTTGTAGGTCGTGGCGACCAGATAGGCGGTGACCACGGCGCCGACGGCGCTGCCTCCGGTTCCAGAGACGGCGGCGGTGGAGGCGACGGGGTCGGTGCCGTCTCCCTCGCTGTAGTAGTCGTAGGCGGGGGCGTTGGTCTTGGAGATTTTCAGGGCCATGGGGCCTCCTGGTCAGGGCAAAAGATCGGCGAAATTGACGGTGGTGGCACCGCGTCCGGCGGTGTCGATCTCGACGGACCCGCGCCCGAGCCGGAGGACAAAAATCCCGGCGTCGGCGGGAAGGGTAAGGCTGGCCTTGCCGTCGGCGGCGGTGGTCGTGATCGCCTGACCGGTGGCGGTTTTGATCCCGACACCGGCGAAGACGGCCTTGGGCGTGCTGGAGAATTCGAGCCCGGCGACGATCCCCATGCCGCCGTCGACGGTGTCGACCTCGACGGTGAAGGTGGCGGTGTCGGTCGGATGTGGCGGGTAGGTGCGGAACGGGGAGCCGACGAGAACACCATCGGTCGGAAGAACCCGCACATACTGATCAGGCGGCGCGTTGACAGCATCCAGGCGATAGTATCCCTCCCCGAGGGCAATCAGTTCTGCTGCCAGAATGACGTCTGTGAGAGTCCAGGGGCCGAGCCCATCGGCGGATGATTCTACCCGGAAGGCGGGGGGGAGGGCTTTCAGCGGGTCGGGTTTGATCCTAAAGCTACGATACGGCATGGTGAAAATCTCCTCCTCGGAAATAATCTTTGGCACGACGATCTCGGACTCATCCTCGATGTCCCCGAGGGGGGACGAATCAACATAAACAAGAGACATGGTGTCGTCCTCCCTAAAGCAGCGCCAGCTTAACTCGGGCCAGCGTGGTGTAGTTGATAACAGCCGTCGCATTGGCCGGGACAAAGACGGTCCCGAAATCGGTCATGTAGAGGGTCGCAATACCATTGATGGTCATATTCACGCCGGTCCCCTCGAAATAAATGATCGAGTCGCTGTATCTCACCGGGAGGGTCATGGGGCTGGCTGTTATACCAATGGGGGTAGGTGGGGAATTGCCATAACCGATATTGCCACGCACCACAGAAGTCCCCCAGTTGGTCAAGACGAGCGGATTGCCCAGTGGGTTTTTGAAGTTATTCGCCAAAATATTAAATTCGTTGTAGGGGTCCACTGTGAACAAGGCATTGACGCATTCGGACTGGGTGGCAAGCCCCTTAGTGTTGCCGATGTGGCAGCCCGTCATGAGTCCGTCATATACGATACCGGCAATTACCAACCCAGCCCGCTTACCCGAGACAAGTGCCTGTCCATTGTCTTTGATGGTCACGCCGTTGAGCATGATCCCCTTGGCGGCCTTCTTCGGAAAAAGAGTGACGCCTGTCTCGCCATTCTCCCGATAACTCCCGCCGTTGATTGTTATCAGGTCGGAGTCGGGGGAGCCTGCGGACTGGGTGTAGTATAAACCCGCCTTGCCATTCTTCTCCGAACGGCAATTGTTGAGAGTCACGGGGTCTATTTTGTCTTGGATATAAATGCCTTCCAGTCCATTTCTCATGGCGTGACAATCGTTCAGAGTAAGATCCCCGTTCACTCCGGTTCCCGAAAAGACAAAACCGGCCAGGGCGCTGTCCAGAGCTTTACAGGCCGTCATTTGAGGTCCTCGCGAGGAGGACATGTAAAATCCCCGCCCCCCGCTTGCGATGGACGTGCATCCGGTCAACTGGTCTTCGGGTCCACCGTAGACAAGCTCAAAGCCGTCAGCGCCGCTACGGAGAGAATGGCAATTGATTAACCTGTTCGGCGTCTCTGCAATCGGATCGCATACAACCGAAAATCCCATTTCCGAACTGTCGATAGCTTCGCAGTTGGCAAATGTCGTGCCGCCGGATCGAGCATTACCAAACCCGACCCGGTTGCCTTCGGCGTAGCAATTGACGATACGTGCCCCTCTTGACGATTGGGGTTGGTCGTTCCCTTGGCGCTCGACAAAAATGCCGTAGTTGCCGTTGAAATTGGTTTGGCAATCAGAAATGATTACACTTTCCGCATTCTCCCACCCCGTACCGATACCGATGCCCGACTGACCCACTCCACTCACGCGGTTGCGTCCACAATGATGCGCCAGAACCCCGTGAATGAGCGTATCCGTGAGAAAGTCGCAACCAAGGCCGGTCCCGATAGTGTGATGGATATAAATGCGACGGAAGGAGGAGCGCCGCATATAGAGGATGAAAAACCCTTTGCCCGCCGGATGATCGTCGAGAGAGGTAAGTCCTGACCCGTCAATCTCAAAATCGTAAAAATGACAATCGTCCAGCCCCACGGCGTCCGGGTTATATCCATCCGGGTCCGATTCGCTTGTTTGCTCAATTGCGCTAAATCGGACACCGTGCATCGTGAATGTGCTTTGCCCCATGCCGTCGCCACACAGGGAAATGCGAGAGCGCCATTGGATGGGTGCCGTTAGGCGATACACTCCCGTGGGCATATAAAGCAGGCCCCGACCAAAGACGTTGTACAAGAGATCAACCGCTCCCTGAAAAGGGCCGGTGTCGCTGTCAATATCATTCCCTCTGGCGCCAAATGCTCTGACATTGAGTTTACCGCTGAACAGGCGCACCCATGCGCCGCTTGCTCCGGTAGGGTCGCTGTCGGGGGCGACGAACACCCCTGAATAGGGGTCCTGGACAACGAGTGCAGACTGGTCGTTGGCATTCCAGCCAAACACCCCTCCACCTCCGTCACCAATATAAGCGCGCCACATGACCTGCACAGACATGTCCCTGGAGGGGACACGAAGGGCGCGAAGGGCACTCAGCGTCGAGACGGTCGCCTGTTTGCCTGCCAGATTGTGACTGGTCTGCGGGATGATTTTACTTTGTCCGCCGTTCCAGATGGTGTCAATTTCCGCTCCCGTCCCACCCAGAACTAAATCGTAGTCACCTGCTTCCAGGTGGACGGGCGAAATTTCGCCTCCCAAAACGGTCCCGAACGACGGCTGAGTTACCGATAGATCAGCATCGGCAAAGCCCTGAGCGAGGATGGCTGTGCCTGCCTTGTTGATCCGCCAGGTCAGACCCTCGGGGGGCATGCCGGGTAAACGTGCGAGGTTGATCATGGGGAGGGCTCCTTAATTGTACCGCGCCGCCAACCGGCGCAGCTCGGGATAGACCTGCCGGGCGATCTCGCGGGCGGTGGCCGGGGTTTCGTTGCCGCCCTGGACGTTGACGGTGATGCCGCCGTTGACCTGAATCGACTGGGATGCGGACTGTTGCCGGGCGACGTCGCTGCGGTTGAGAACCTGCTCTCCGCGGTGGAGCTGGTAGAGGCCGGTTTTCGGGACGTAGTTGATGCCGGTGTCACCGGGAATGGGGGGGAAGGGAGGAGGGGGAACTTTGGTCGGAATGCCGAGGCCATTGGCGGCGGCGAGCAGCTGATCGGCGCCCTGCGCCTTGAAAATGATGTTGATCTTTTTGTTGTTCATGCGGTCGAGAACTTCTTCGAGGGCGACCATCTGCGTCTCGAAGGCCGTGACCTTCCCCTGCGCCTCAATCATCTGCTCGGCAAAGGTCTCGGCCGCCAGGGTGCGCTTCTGGTCCTCTTCGTCGAAGAGGGCGTTGATGCGCTTTTGGATCTCTTCTTTGTTCATCTGGTGGTTGTATGAGGTCTGAAAGGCGGAGACGATCTCGACCTCGCCGTCCATGACCGCCTTGTTGTACCCGGCGGACTTGTCGATCAGATCGGCGTAGGCCTGGGCTTTTTCTTCGGCCGACATGCCGAAAGCGTTGGCGATCGACTCCTCGGCGCGCTTGATCTCGTCCTGCTGATCGAGGTAGGTGTTGAGCCCGTCCTTTTCGCCGGCACCGGCGGCCAGATCGGCGGCGTTGCGGGCGGCAAGTTGTCCGCGCACGGCCTTGCGAGCATCGATGAGGCTGTCCATCGAGGCGACGGCGGCGGCGTAGGCGCTGGTGGTGTCGCGGAGATGATCGGTTTCGAGCTTGAGCCGGGCGGCGATGGCCTTCTTTTCAACGGCGATGATCTTTTCGTTGTGGTCGATGATCTCCTTGAGGCGCTTGTCGCGGGTAGTGGCTTCGATCTTGGCCGCTTCGTCCTTGGCCTTGGCGGCGTCTTCTGCGGCCTTACGGGCTGCGGCTTCGATCTTGCGGGCGGCCAGGGCGCGCCCCTCGGGGGTGACGCTGGCGTCAAAGTTGCTATCGGGCAGGTTCTCCATCTCTTTTTTCAGGAGGGCCGCACCGCCGAGGGCGCTGGCCCCCCACTCGAGAAAGCTGATCTGTCCCGACGCGAACTTTTCGAGCCAGGAGGTGGCGGTGGCGGCATCGTCGGCAAAATCGGAGACCGGCCCGGAGATCAACGACCCCATGGATTTCTTGAGGTTGTCGATAGAGGCGGCCATGCCGTCGATCTTTTCGCCCTGGCTTTTAACGCCGACGCCGACGCGGGAAATGATCTCGTCTCCGGCCTCCATCGTCGCATTCAAAAACGCCTGCTTCTTCTCTGCGTCGGTGAGCTGCAAGGCGGTCTTGCCGAGAGATTTGGCGTAGTCCTGATTGGCTTTCTCGACGTCAACGATAATGCCGAGGTTGTCCAGAATCATCCGCGACTGGCGACCGACGGCCAGGGAGATGTCGGCAAAACTCTTGGCGGTGGAGTCGCCGGTGATCCGCGACGATGCCCGGGCGATTTCCATCAGTTTGGGGAGGGTCTTCCCCTCGATCCCGAGAAGCATGGCCGTCCCGGCGCTTTCCATCAATTGCTGGGTCGAGAGGGTGCCGGCGCTGATCCGCTTGAGGTCGCTGACGATCTTGTCCGCCGACTGCCCGTAACTGGCGGCGAGGTTGGCGAAGCCGACCCCCTGCGCCTGGTAGGCGGCGGCTTCGGTGGCCAGGGTGATCGCCTTGCCGGTGACGGCCCAGGCGGCGGCAACGGCGGCGGTGACCCCGAGCCAGTGCTGTTTGAAATTCTGCAGCAACCCGATCCGCTTGCCGTGCTGCTCTTCGTCGATACGCCCCATGACCTGGGCATGCGCCCGCTGCGCCCGCTCGAGCTCGCCGGAGGTGGCCAGTCCGCTGGTCTTGATGCGCTGATAGGCCTTTTCGGCGGCGGCCCGCTGGTTGTCAAACGAGAGCGCCGATTTCATTCCGAGCTGGGAGAATTCGCGCTCGAGGAGGCTGGCGGCCTGAGTGCCGCTGATCTGCAGCTTACGGATGGCGGCTTCGGCGCCTGCCGTGTTGCCGCCGATAATGATCTTGATGTCCTTGGCCATGGGCAGTCCCTTTCAGGGGGTGGGCGCTTGGGTCTTGAGCAGATCTTCAGTGCAGGCCAGCAGAACCAGATCATCGAGATCGGCGCCGGCCAGGGTGAGGATCGTCCCAGCATCGACGAGCCCGGCCAGACGCAGGATCAATCCCCGCAGGTGCATAATGCGCTGGCTCTCCGGATCGAGCGGGGGAATCGCGCAACCGGTCGCCGTCTGGCAGTCGGGGGTGAGGCCATCCACCTGCTGGGCATCCCGGCAAACGTCGCAGGAGACGCCGGGGGAGTCGAGACGCGCCCGCAGGTGGTCGGTCAGTTTTTTTCGAGGCCAGGGCGCAGCGAGGTGGCGGCGACGATGACGGCGGTACGGAACTCGGCGGAGCCGATCATGAGGAGATCGCTGTTTTCGTCGTTGAAGGACAGCGGCTCGTCACCATCGACAAGCCCCGACCAGCCGCGCAACGCGACGCGCCCATAGGCGACGTTGTAGGCGTCATCTTTGGAGAGGCCTTCGGCGAGCAGTCTTTTTGCGACGGCCTGGACTTCGGCCATTTCTTCGCGGCCGCAAAAAAGGACCTCGGCGGTCTCTTCGGGCCCGCCGAAGGGGAAGACGGTGCGGAGGCGATCCTGCGGTTTTTTGCGCAACAGGGAGATATCCATTGTTTCCTCGATTGCAAGAGTGCCCCCCGGGCCTGCGGCCAGAGGGGTGTGGGTTTAGGCCAGCGGATTAGTGGCACGCTGATTGGTGCCGCTGATCCGGAAGGGCTTGACGATGCCGGTCATGCCGGCGGGAGCGACGGCTGCCGAATGACAAATGAATTCGACGGGCTCGGAGATGTTGCCGCTGGCGTCGACGACATCGACGGTCTTCATTTGCAGGTGCGGCAGCTCGATCTTGAAGAGGCGGGGAATCGCCCCTTCGATGAGGGCGCCGGTGAAGGTGATGTCCGCCTTCTTGCGGGTGTCGGTGCCGAGCTCCTCGAGGCGCACCTTGGAGGTGTGGTAGGGGAACCCAAGCTTGAGGGAGACTTCGGGCATGCCGTCGTTGACCGGCTCGTCAATGACGTCCTGCGGGGTGACGCCGCCGGTGGTGAGGAGCCCGCTGGCCAGCGTGGTCATCTTGCGGCTGGCGGTGAGCTCGAAGGAGTTGGGGTAGACGAGGCTGCCTCCGGCCAGAGCGATATCGTCCTGATCGTTCATGCGAAAGGCGCCCTGGGCAAAGTGGATGCGGTGGGCGGTCTCGGCGATGGTGACGTTGTTGAAGGTGGTGCTGGTATTGGTCCCGTCGTAGACGGCATGGTCGCCGAGGGTGCCGACGACGAGCTGCAACGGCTTGCCGCGCTCGCCCTTGAGGGAGATGGAGACGACCTTGAGGGAGCGGACTTCTTCGACGTAGTTTTTCCAGTGCCGAACGAACGTGGCAAAGAGGCCGTCGCTGTGATCGGCGAGGTCCATGACGTAGTCGTAGCTGGTGGTGCCGGCGGCGTGGAGGTCGGGGACTCCGGCGGATCCAGTGAAGAGGGCGAGGAGAAGATCGCAGCCGTCGTACCGGAGATAGCCGGGGAGATCGCCGGAGAGGGAAATCTGCCCGGGGGTGCCGTCGGCGGAAAAATAGAGACCCTGGCTGTCGTCGACTTCGATGGGTGCGTCGCGACGCAGGCCGGTGGGGAGGAGGAGAAGCCCGTCGTTTGCTCCGGCGGCGACGGCGGTCCCCCAGGTGGTGCCCTTCTTGAGGGCGTACTTCATTTCGACTCCGGCGACTCCGGACATGGCTTATCTCCTTTTCGGTTTATTGGGTGATTTGTGAGGGGTCACGGCGACACCGTTTAAGGCAAGATCGGG